TTTAGATCAAGTGTACATGTATAAAAGAAATGAAAACTGGGTAGCAATGCCAGGTTATTGTTTTGTAAATCCCATACAATCAGAAGATAAATGGGAAAACAAAGAAGAACCTTTAAAAGGTATTGTGGTTTATACAGACGGCTCTGATTTTGTAAACGAAGGTGAGCTTGTTGGATTTACACCGTACTCTGAATTTGAATTTATAGTCGGTGATAAAAGATTGTATAGAATAAAATTAAATGATATTTCAATAAAGTATGAACACAAAGGAACAGAAAAACTCTATAATACGAGCTGGTTATAAAGCTGTAAAGGAGTTAATCAAAGTCGCTGAAGAAGAAATCATAGTAGAAGATGCAGCAGATGAATTAGCAGCAGATAGACTAAAGAATGCAGCGGCAACTAAAAAGTTAGCTATCTTTGATGCTTTTGAAATACTAAATAGGATTGAATCTGAAAAAGCAATGCTGGAAAACAAACCACAAGATAAACAAAAAGCTTTTAGTGGATTTGCAGAAAAAAGGTCTAAATAATGTCATATCAGCAAACATTATACAAAATCATTGAACCTATTAAGCGTACAACGATACATAGACTGAATAAAAAGAAATACTGGGAATACGGATATAACAAAGAACATGATGTAATTGTTATAAGTAAAACGGGTAAGATTGGTGATGTATACGAAATACAAAACCTAAAGATTGCTTTACCATTAGCTGAAGATGTGTATAGCAAGGATAACAAATGGGTTGCAACAGAATACCCTAAAGAGTTAAAAAACATAAGAACTATATTCGACTGGCAAACATACCCAGAAGAATTTAAAAAAGATTGGTATGGGTACATTGATAAAGAGTTTACTAGAAGAGAAGATGGGTATTGGTTCCGCAATAAAGGGATTGATACTTATATCACTGGCTCTCATTACAATTACCTGCAGTGGTCCAAGATTGATGTTGGGAAGCCAGACTTTCGAGAAGCAAACAGATTATTCTTCATATTCTGGGAGGCATGCAAGGCAGATCAAAGATGTTATGGAATATGCTACCTTAAGAACAGACGGTCTGGATTTAGCTTCATGTCAAGCAGCGAGACAGTTAATCAAGCTACACTCACTTCAGATGCTAGATTCGGAATCTTATCGAAGACTGGTAGCGATGCAAAGAAGATGTTTACCGACAAGGTCGTCCCAATTTCATCGCACTATCCATTCTTCTTCAAACCAATACAAGATGGAATGGACCGCCCCAAGACAGAGCTTGCCTACCGTGTCCCAGCATCCAAACTCACAAGGAAGTCCATCACCAGTACAACCGGCTCCGCAGGGAGGAAAGACCTCGACGGGCTCGATACAACGATAGACTGGAAAAACACAGGTGATAACTCTTATGATGGTGAAAAGTTAAGATTACTTGTTCACGATGAATCTGGTAAATGGGAAAGACCAGATAATATATTAAACAACTGGCGAGTAACTAAAACAACGCTGAGATTAGGAAGTAGAATAATTGGTAAGTGTATGATGGGATCTACTTCAAATGCCTTAGACAAAGGTGGTGATAACTTTAAAAAATTATACAATGACTCAGATGTTACAAAAAGAAACCGCAACGGACAGACTAGCAGCGGACTATATAGTTTGTTCATACCTATGGAGTGGAACTACGAGGGATTCATTGATTCTTTTGGATTACCTGTATTCGATACACCCGGAGCTGCTGTCGAAGGACCCCAAGGTGATAAAATCGATGTTGGGGTAATTGAACACTGGGAGAATGAAGCAGATGGATTAAGAAATGACCAAGACGGATTAAACGAATTTTATAGACAGTTTCCAAGAACAGAAGAACACGCATTCAGAGATGAAACAAAAAATAGTATATTTAATTTACAAAAGATATATGAGCAAATAGATTACAACGATGGGACAGTAACGTCTGGCGCTGTATCTAAAGGTAACTTCCAATGGGAAAATGGTATTAAAGATTCAAGAGTAATATTTACACCAGATCCAAAAGGAAGATTTAATATATCTTGGGTTCCTAGTTATAATCTTCAAAACCGCGTAATAGTAAAAAATGGGCGCAAGCATCCAGGTAACGAACATATAGGCGCATTTGGTTGTGACTCTTATGATATATCAGGGACAACAGATGGAAGAGGATCTAAAGGAGCACTACATGGGTTAACAGTATTTAGCATGGAAGAAGCACCCGTTAATTCATTCTTTTTAGAGTATATAGCTCGACCACAAACCGCTGAAATGTTTTTTGAAGATGTGCTTATGGCATTAGTGTTTTATGGGATGCCAATACTCGCGGAGAACAACAAACCAAGATTATTGTATTATTTAAAAAGAAGAGGTTACAGAGGTTACTCTATGAATCGTCCAGATAAAACAATAAGTAAATTATCAACAGCTGAAAAAGAAATAGGAGGCATACCTAATTCATCTGAAGATATGAAACAAATTCACGCTGCAGCAATTGAATCATATATAGATAAATATGTAGGATTACAGGAAAATGGAGATTACGGTAATATATATTTCAATGCAACGTTAAACGATTGGTCTAAATTTAACATAAATAATAGAACAAAACATGATGCCGCAATAAGTTCTGGTCTTGCTATAATGGCTTGTAACAGACATTTGTACCAACCAAAACAATTAAAGCAAACAAAAGTTTTAGATTTTGGATTAAAAAAATATAATAACAAAGGAAGTATTTCAAAAATAATAAAATAGATGAATATATTACCAAAGGGTGTATTCCCAAGCCAAGCAGTTTCAAATGCTGAGAAAGCAAGTGAAAAATATGGTTTAGAGATTGCAAGGGCAGTTGAATCAGAATGGTTTAAAAGAGATTCTGGTACAGCTAGGTACTACGCTAATAGAGACAATTTTCACCGTTTAAGATTATATGCTAGAGGTGAACAGTCAATACAGAAATATAAAGACGAATTATCTATTAATGGTGATTTATCATATTTAAACATAGATTGGAAACCTGTTCCTATTATACCTAAGTTTGTAGATATTGTAGTAAATGGTATTGCAGAAAGAACATATGATGTAAAAGCGTATTCACAAGACCCAGCATCAGTTCAAAAAAGAACAAAATATGTAGACAGCTTATTAGAAGATATGTTTGCAAAAGAGTTAAAAGATTCAGTTAAAGAATTAACAGGTATAGATACTTTTAAAACAAACAGAAGTGCCTTACCAGATACAGAAGAAGAAGTGCAGCTGCATATGCAACTTGATTATAAAGATTCTGTTGAAATAGCAGAGGAAGAAGCTATTAACAATGTATTTGATCATAATAAATATGAATTAATAAAGAAAAGATTAGATTATGATATAGCTGTTATTGGTATGGGTGCTGTTAAAAATGAGTATACAACATCAGAAGGAATTAATATAAAGTATGTAGACCCAGCTGATTTAGTTTATTCATATACAGAGTCACCACATTTTGATGATATATATTATGTAGGAGAGATTAGAAAAGTATCTGTAGTTGATTTAAAAAAGCAATATCCTGAATTAACAGATGAAGATATAAGAAGAGATGTAGAGGGGCAAGGAACAAATGCTAAACTATATAATAAATCCTATGCAGGTAATGACAGTGAGGATAATTCTCATGTATATGTATTGTATTTTGAATATAAAACATATAAAGATCAAGTACATAAAATAAAAGAAACTTCTTCGGGAGCATCGAAGGCTATTAAAAAAGATGATAGCTTTAATCCCCCAAAAGATTCCAGAAGTAGATTTACTAAAGAATCAAGAACAATAGAGGTAATTTATGAAGGTGCTAAAATAGTCGGTACTAATAAATTATTAAAATGGCAATTAGCTGAAAACATGACAAGACCAAAGTCAGATACAGTTAAAGCCCAGTTTAGTTATAATATTGTAGCACCAAGAATATATAAAGGTAGAGTTGAATCTCTTGTTAGTAGAATGACTACGTTTGCAGATATGATTCAATTAACGCATTTAAAGTTACAACAAGTGTTATCAAGAATGGTTCCTGACGGTGTTTATTTAGATGCAGACGGTATTGCGGAAATAGATTTAGGTAATGGAACAAATTATAATGCACAAGAAGCATTAAATATGTATTTTCAAACAGGTTCTGTTATTGGTAGATCAATGACACAAGATGGTGAATTTAACAACGGTAAAGTTCCTGTACAAGAATTACAATCATCTGGGTCTAATGCTAAAATATCAAGTTTAATTAATTCATATAATTATTATTTACAAATGATAAGAGATGTGACCGGATTAAACGAAGCAAGAGATGGTTCAACGCCAGATAAAAATGCTTTAGTAGGATTACAAAAAATCGCAGCTGCGAATTCAAATACAGCAACAAGGCATATATTACAAGGAGGATTATACCTTACGTTAAAAACAGCTGAGGCAATATCACTTAGAATATCAGATGTATTAGAATTCAGCCCAACACGAAAATCTTTTATACAGGCTATTGGTAAATCAAACGTCGGGGCTTTAAAAGAAATGAAAGATTTACAACTTCATGATTTTGGAATATTTTTAGAATTAGCGCCAGATGATGAAGAAAAACAGTTGTTGGAAAATAATATACAAGTTTCTCTTCAAAAAGAACAAATTAATTTAGAAGATGCTATTGATATTAGAGAAATAAGAAATTTAAAACTTGCTAATCAATTATTAAAATTAAGAAGAAAGCAAAAAGCAGAGCAAGACAGGCTTATACAGCAGCAGAATATTCAAATGCAAACACAGTCTAACGCGCAAGCCGCTCAAGCAGCAGCACAGGCAGATATTCAAAAACAGCAAGCAATAACTCAAAGCAAAGGGCAATTAGCACAAATGCAAGCGCAGTTAGATACACAAAAACTAGAAAAAGAGGCAGAAATTAAAATGATGTTAATGGAAAAAGAATTCCAAATGAACATGCAACTTAAAGACGCTGATTTAAATGTAATTAAAGATAAAGAGAAGTTTAAAGAAGATAGGAAAGATGAAAGGACTAAAATACAGGCTTCTCAGCAATCTGAATTAATAGATCAAAGAAAAAATAATAAACCACCAAAAAAGTTTGAATCAGCAGGATTTGACAACTTAGGAGGATTTGGCTTAGAGCAGTTTGAGCCTAAATAAAAACTGCAAACACATTTTTATAATATTTTATCATGGAAGAAAACAAAGACGTCGTAGTTGACGAAACACCAACTGCCGCAGAAAAGGAAGAAAAAGTACTTGAAGCAGCAGGACAAGACACGGGTAAAACCGAAGACGGTATGTATAAAGTTGATTTAAGCAAACCGGTAGAACAAAAAACAGAGCCTGTTCAGGAAGAACAAAAAGAAGAGGTTACTGAAGAGGTTCAAGAAGATAGTCAATTAACTTTAGAAGAAGTAATTGAAGAAGAAACAAAAGAAGAACCTAAAGAAGAGGTAAAAGAAGAAGTACAGGAACTGCAAGATAAAGTAGAAGAAGCTGTACAAACCTCACAGGACACAGCAACAGAATTACCAGAAAACATTCAAAAAGTTGTAGACTTCATGAATGAAACTGGTGGAACACTCGAGGATTATGTTAAAATTAATCAAGATTATACTAGCATAGAAGACTCAACCTTATTATATGAATATTATAATCAGACTAAATCACATTTATCAAAAGATGAAATTGATTTTTTAATTGATGATAATTTTTCATTTGATGATGAAGTTGATGAGCCTAGAGATATTAAGCGAAAAAAACTCGCTTATAAAGAAGAGATTGCAAAAGCTAAAAGCTATTTGGAAGGATTAAAGGACAAATATTACAAAGAAGTCAAGTTGGGTTCTAAGTTAACCGGAGATCAGCAACAAGCTATCGAGTTTTTCAATACCTACAACTCTGAACAATCAGAACAAGCAAAGCTACAGGAAGAGCAAGTAAGTCATTTTAATAATGAATCTAAAAAAGTTTTTAACAATGAATTCAAAGGTTTTGAATTTGAAGTAGGGGACAAGAAGTATAGATACAATGTTAATGATAAACAAAAAGTTTTAGATAAGCAAGCAAATATATTAAATGTACTAGATAAGTATATCAGTAAAGATAATATGTTACAAGACGCTAAAGGTTATCATAAAGCACTCTTCGTTGCAGACAATGCAGATGCAGTTGCAAATCATTTTTACGAACAAGGTAAAGCTGATGCTATAAAACAGTTAAATGCAGATTCAAAAAATATAAATATGGATCCGCGTAAAGCTGGCACAGTTGAAACTGGGGGAGTAAAAATAAGAGCAATTTCTGGGGATGATAGTTCAAAGTTAAAAATTAAACTTAGAAAATAACTTTAAAAAAATAAATAAAAATGGCAGTAAATCCAACACCGGGAGGAAGCATAAACGCAGTTCCAGCTCCGGTTAAACAAACATTAGCGACAAATTACTTATCTTTTACAGGTGGTAATAACGATTGGTCGCAACAATACTTACCAGATTTATACGAAGCAGAAGTTGAAAGATATGGAGACAGATCTATCGCTAGCTTTTTACGAATGGTAGGTGCAGAAATGCCTATGACTTCTGATCAAATAATTTGGTCTGAGCAAGGTAGATTACATTTGGCTTATACAGGTAAACTTACTATCGCAACAGGTATAATAACAGAAATTAATGGTTCAGGTTCTGGTACTCACGCGATAAGAGTAGGTCAAACAGTAAAATTAAAAGGTAGAACTTCAAACAAAGTTGATACAGCATACGTATCAGCTGTTAACGCAGGTGCTACAAACTTAACGCTTAAAAGATATAGTAATGTAGCATTTAATACATCAGGTGATACTTTTACAAACGAAGAAATAGTAGACATTTTTGTCATTGGTTCTGAATTTGCAAAAGCTACTACAGGTATGACAGGTGCAGTAACTCCATCTTTCAAGTCGTTTACAAACAAACCAATCATTTTAAAAGATAAGTACGAGATTTCAGGATCTGATGCTTCTCAAGTAGGTTGGGTTGAAATTACAGGTGAAAACGGACAATCAGGTTACTTATGGTACCTAAAGGCAGAAGGTGATACAAGAACTAGATTCGAAGATTACTTAGAAATGTCTATGGTAGAAGCAAAATTAGCTGTGACTAACTCAGGTGCATCTACTGTAACTGGAATAGGTGGAACTGAAGGTTTATTTGCAGCAATAACAGATAGAGGTCACGTAACTACTGGTATTGATGGCAACACTGCAGCTGATGATTTAGCTGATTTCGACTTTATTCTTAAGAAATTAGATACGCAAGGTGCAATTGAAGAAAACATGTTATTTGTAAACAGAGATGTTGCATTAAACATTGACGACATGCTTGCGGCTCAAAATTCTTATGGTTCAGGTGGTACATCTTACGGTGTTTTTTCAAACAGCGAAGATATGGCACTTAATTTAGGTTTCTCTGGTTTTAGAAGAGGTTCTTATGACTTCTACAAAACAGACTGGAAATACTTAAATGATATTACAACAGGTGGCGCATTTGATGACATCAGAGGTGTAATAGTACCAGCTGGTACATCAACAGTTTACGATCAAACACTAGGTAAAAACATCAAAAGACCATTCCTTCATGTCAGATATAGAGCTTCTGAAGCTGATGACAGAAAGATGAAATCTTGGACTACAGGTTCTGTAGGTGGTGCGACTACTTCTGATCTAGACGCAATGGAGGTACACTATTTATCTGAAAGATGTTTAGTAGTACAGGGTGCTAATAACTTTATGTTATTAACTTAATCCTTATTTAATATGAGATTTCCCTGGCTTCGGCCGGGGATTCTTATATTTTTTTATTATTTAATCTTATTATATTATGGCAACAAAAGCAACAACAACCCCTAAATGGGAGATGAAAGATAGAACATACTATCTTATAGGTGGAATATCACCACTTACATACACAATTAAAAGTAAAAGTATATTTTGGTTTGACAAAGAAAAAGGCTTTGAAAGAGAACTAAAATACACGGTAAACCAAAAAACTTGTTTCGTTGATGAATTTAAAGGCGATGCAAGACTTGGTCATATAGTTTTTGAAGATGGTATATTAAATGTACCAAAAGAAAAACAAACTTTGCAAAAATTAATGTCATTGTTTCACCCTCAAAGGGGTCAAATATTTGCAGAATTTGATGCAGAGCAGGATGCAGAAGATGATTTAGATATACTAGAATTAGAAATTGAAGCTTTAATGGCAGCAAAATCAATGGATATTGATCAAGCAGAAGCTGTTATAAGGTCTGAGGTTGGATCTGAGGTATCTAAGATGACTTCTAAGGAGATTAAAAGAGATTTATTACTATTTGCTAAGAATGAGCCACAACTCTTCTTAGAACTAGCTAATGACGATGATATTAATATTAGGAATATGGCTTTAAAAGCCTCTGAACTTGGAATATTAAGATTATCTGAAGATCAAAGAACATTTAAGTGGGCAAAAACTGATAAGAAAATTATGACAGTTCCATTTGATGAACATCCTTATTCCGCTTTTACAGCTTTCTTAAAAACAGATGAGGGCTTAGAAGTTTATAAATCAATTGAAAAAAGACTAAAATAAAGTCTCATTATAGTGATAGCCACTGTAATGGTGGCTATTATTATAATAAATAAAAAATATGGCAGTTAGTATAGATACAGTATATCAAAGAGTATTAGCTATTCTTAATAAAGAAAACCGTGGGTATGTAACACCACAAGAATTTAATTTGTTTGCAAATCAAGCACAGCTTGAAGTATTCGAACAGTATTTCTTTGACTTAAATCAATATAACAGATTACCAAAAAATGACACTGAGTACTCTGATTTGCCAAAATTAATAAACGAAAAATTAAGTAAATTTAAAAAGTCCGCATCTGTATCTTACATGACGGACCATTTTCATTTACCATCCGACTTACATAAATTAGGAACTGTAGTATATAATAATACAACACCTGTTGAACAAATTGATAAGAAAAATTTATTAGAATATCAATTATCAAAACTTACAGCACCTACAACTAGTAATCCCGTATATATCCAAAGCATAGGAAATACTTCTAATCACTGGGGATTAATAGTTTATCCAACTACTATAAATGCAAACATATCAATAACATATGTTAGAAAGCCAAATGAAGTCACATGGAGTTCTCAAACTGTTGTGGGTAATGCTTTATATAATGCTAGTGCCTCTACTGATTTTGAACTACACGAATCTGAAGAAACAAATCTTGTATTAAAAATATTGTTATATGCAGGAGTAAGTATTAAGGATCCTAATATAGCTCAATTAGCAGATGCAAAAGAAACAAAAAAACTAACACAAGAAAAATCTTAATAAATGGGACTAATAACACAAACAGCTAAAGAATACTACACAGTAGCGAATAATTTTACTGGTGACGGTTCTAATAAAAATTTTACTGTTACATTTGACCCATTACCAGCTATAGAAAATGATTTTATAGTATACCAAGCGGGAAATGAAATTGATGATGATCAATATACTTATGTTGCTAATACAGGCGTAATAACATTTACAACCGCTCCGGCTAATGGAACAGCAATACAAGTTAAGTTAAAAAACATAAAGCATGGTAGCTACAGATATATTGCTTTAAATGATATTGTAAATAACTTTATGGTTTCATATGTAGGAGATGGTAAAATTATTGATAATGCAAGAAAACTTGACGTACTGTTTCATACTAAAAGAGCAATACAGGAATTTAGCTATGATGTATCAAGAGTTGAAAAAATACAGGAAATAGAAGTAGGAGCATCACTTACAATACCAATGCCACAAGATTATGTTAATTATACACAATTAGCATGGATAGACGGAGATGGATTAGAAAGAGTAATATATCCTTCAAAGATAACTTCAAGACCATCACAAGCAATACTGCAAGATGATACAGCTGAATACTTATATGATAATGACGAAACATTATTAACAGCTACATCCTTAACTACAGAAAGATTTAAAAATGTACCAACTACAGAATTAAATGACGATTACTTTTATTCAGACAATGATAGAAATGCAATGCTCGGTGAAGGTAAAAGATTTGGTATAGACCCAGAAACTACACAAATAAACGGTGTATTTATAGTAGATGAAGCAAACGGTCAGTTTGGATTCAGCAGCAATTTAGCAGGAAAAGTTATAACATTAAAATATGTTTCAGATGGACTTGGTACTGATAATGAAATGCAAATACATAAATTAGCTGAAGAAGCAATATATAAATACATAGCTCATGCAGTGTTATCTGCGAAAGCAAACATTCCAGAATACATAGTAAATAGATTTAGAAGAGAAAGAAGAGCAGCAATGCGTAATGCTAAATTAAGATTATCTAACCTTAAGTTAAAAGAGCTTACTCAAGTAATGAGAGGCAAGTCTAAGCAGATTAAACATTAATACATGCCAGAAATAAAAAAGGTTTTCCTACGCGGAAAGATGAACAAGGACCTCGATGAGAGATTGCTTCCTGACGGCGAATATAGAGATGCTTCTAATATTCAAATATCAAGTACAGAGTCTAGCGACGCAGGAACTGTTCAAAATATATTAGGTAATGAAAAAATACCTTTAGACGCTAGTGCTGAAACAAAATTGTACTTAAATTTTGGAGATGGGACTAAGTGTGTTGGTGCTATTGCTGATGATGTTGAGGAAATTATTTATATATTTTTAAAAGGTGACGGAGTAAACGGTATTGTTGAATATAATGTAACTTCAAAAAAAATAATACCATTAATAATTGACAGTAGAGGTGATAAAATTTTAGATTTTAGCGGAAATAAAATAACAGGTATTTCCATACTAGAAGGATTTTTGTTTTTTACAGATTATCCCATTAAAGAACCAAAAGGTATAAACATAAACCCTATAACCTCTGCGGACCCAAGTCCGTTTAAAAAATATTATCAATACCCTGCTGACACGTCAAATCAAAATGATTTCGCAAATACTACACAAATTAATGGGGCAAGTTTTAAATTAGAGGATATTACGGTTATAACTAAAAAACCAATTCAAGCTCCTGGAATTAAAATTGACAAACAAGCTACAGCAACTAATGAAAAAACGCTTTTTGAAGAAAAATTTGTAAGATTTGCGTATAGATGGAAATTTAAAAATAATCAGTATTCAGTCATATCTCCTTTTTCTGAAGTTGCATTTGAACCAAAAGTTACAGCGGCTTATGATTTAGATGAGGGGTATAACGAAAGAATGGTCAATAATATTTCAAAAATTCAATTATATAATTTTGATTTAAGCGCAAACAATATTGAATCTGTTGATATATTATATAAAGAAACTAATAATACAAACGTATACATATATAAAACCATAACAAACCCTTCACCCACGTTAACTGTTGACATAGAAAAAGAAAGTGTTTATTCTGTTATACCTGAAAAAGAATTATTAAGGGTATATGACAATGTGCCTTTTAAAGCTAAAGCATTAGATGTTGTTGGTAATAGATTAGTATTTGGTAATTATATAGATGGAATAAATTTAGATAGTGTTAGTGATTATAATGAACATCCAGATACAGGAGTTGTTACTATTACAGAAACCGTAGATTATGAACCTAATTTTAATGTAGGTCAAACAACTGGAACAACAAGATTTGTTTCAAGAGATTCAACTCAAATACCAGCAATAACAGGCAGTAATAATAGTGATAAAAGAACAATAAAATCTGGTAGAAATTATCAATTAGGTATAGTTTTTGAAGATGAGTTTGGAAGACAAACACCTATTGTTAGTAATGATACAGGGCTTATAAAAAGAAATTATGGTATAACAGGTGGATATGATGATGCAAATGTTAGTAAACAATTAGAAGTACAAATGGCGGGCAACCCCCCAAGTGATCCTAGAATAGCTCATTTTAAAATTTATATAAAAGATAATTCTGCAGAGTATTACAATTTTATAGCAGAAAGGGTTTATGATGACACGTCAAATGATGATCACGGTTGGATTTCTATACCTAGTTATGAAATAAATAAAATAAAAGAAGATAGCACTTTAGTTCTTAAAAAAGCAGCAACTGGAGGAGCTATAACCACCCCTGCTAATACAGTTGTTTCTAAATATAAAGTTCTTGATATTTCTGAAAGTAAACCTGAAACTGTTAATACTAATGATTCTGTAGATGGTAGATTTTTTGTAAAAGTTAAAAAAGATTCTCAATTAACAAATGAAACAATATCACAAGGTGGTATAACGTCAAGTTCTTTAATAACAGATGGAGATTCTAATTGGGTTAGTGGTTCAGAGGGAGGTATATTTTTAGGACAATATGATAGACCAGACGGTGACCCTAGCAACCCCTCAAGATATGAAAGAACTAGATTTTATTATAACAATGGTAATATAGTTGAAGTAGTGGATACTACTGGTTATAGTGTTGCAAACGATTTTACACATTCTACCAGCGCTTATAATCAATCAAATTCTACTGATGCATCTCTGCCTGGTTCTGTTGGTAGTAATTGGAAAAATTTAAATAAATCTGGATCTGATAGTTCAGGTGCAGTTAGCAAGGTGTTTGTTAGAAACTTAGCAGATTCTAGCTCTAGTGGGTTTAATGATTATCCTTACGAATTTTATATTGTATTATCTAGCACAACAACGCCTAGTAATCCTTCAGGAACAGGGCCTGCTGTATTTGAAACAGTGCCAGATGAAAATATATTAGATATATATTATGAAACAGAGGAAACATATCCTATAACAGAATATAATAATCCTCATGCTTTAAAATGGTATAACGCTATTAATTTTGGTGATGGTGTAGAATCAAACAGATTTAAAGATGATTTTAATGAAGTATTTATTGACCCGCAAGTAAGAGTTTCAACGTCGGTTGAGGATTATACAGAAAGAAATAATGAGTCTGGTTTAATATACTCAGGCCTTTTTAATGCTAATAATAGTGTAAATAATTTAAATGTATTTAATACTGGTGTAAAAATTACTAAAAATTTAAATACAGAATACGGTTCTATACAAAAACTATATACAAGGAATACAGATCTTATAGCTTTTTGTGAAGAAAAAGTGCTAAAAGTACTAGCTAATAAAGATGCTTTATTCAATGCTGATGGTAATGTTAATTTAGTTTCTACTAATAATGTATTGGGTCAAGCTGTGGCTTTTGCGGGAGAATACGGTATATCTCAAAATCCAGAATCATTTGCAGAACATAACGGTAGAATTTATTTTTCAGATAAATCTAATGGGGCTGTTTTAAGATTATCAAGGGATGGGTTGACGGCAATATCAGATAAAGGAATGAAAGGTTTTTTTAGAGAAAAATTGTCAAAAGAAATAGGAGACATAATAGGTAGTTACGATATATACTCTGATCAGTACATTTTAAGTTTAGGTATTGAAGGAGATTCAATAAGTTTTAAAGAAGATGTTGATGGCTGGGTTTCCAGATTAACTTTTTTACCTGAAGTGGGTGTATCTATAGAGGGTAATTATTATACTTTTTTTGATGGGCAATTATACTTACACCACAAGGAGGGAGAAAGGAATGTTTTTTATGGAAGAGCTGAATCCTCAGGTATACAGTTAATATTTAACCAAGAAGCATCGGCAATAAAAAACTTTAAAAACATAAGTTATGAAGGCACAACAGGATGGGAAACAAATTCAAGGGGCATAACAACTGATCAGCAAGAAGGTGAGGTTATTGAGTTTAAAGAAAAAGAGGGTAAGTATTTTGGGTTAATTTCTGGTATTGAAACACAGTTAGATAGTATATCCCCAGAAGAATTAAACACAAGGCTAAAAGATTTTTCAATTCAAGGTTTGGGTAATATTTCTTCAACAGCGGGAATTTTAGAATTTACATGTGCTAACGCGGGTTTTGCTATTGCAAACAGTAATACAACCACCGCAGATGGCACACCTATAACAGCATTGTCACAAAGTTCTGTTACAGCGGGAACATTAGTTTCAGTTATAGTTGGGAGTAGTCCTAACATACAACTTGGCTCTACAGATTACACCGCTACTATAACAGTGCCTAGCGGTTATTCAAACACAGGACAAACCATACCATGTATAGCAACTGCTACGGGGACAGCAATAAATCCCACATTTGATTGTACTACAGCTAATTTTCAAGTAACAGCTGGAACTGTTGGGAATGCAACAGCGGGCACAGTTAGTGTTGGAACAATAGCATCAGGAACTATATCTCCTTCAACATATCAATCAGGATCTACTGTTTATACAGCAACAATAAATATACCAGGAAGTGGTTATTCAAATTCCGGAACAATTCCGTGTACTGATACATTAACAGCGGCGGAAGCAAGTTGTGCTTTTAGCTTAGGTGTTACAACATATTCGTCAGGAGGTACAACATTATCAGGCACATTTACAGGAAGTAATATTGGAACCAATCCAACTATAAATTTAACCACAACTCACGCAGGAGGAGTATCACCTACATCTACAACAAAATCAGTATTAGCTGGCAGTGGTGTAACTGTAACTGCAGCGGAACAAGCAGTAATAACAGCTACTATATCAGGAGGGTTATGTGATGGAGAAAGCGCGTCAATAAGTATGCCGCAAGCATCAACCGTTGCTATAAGTGGATCTGGATCAGCATTTACTCATGATAGTATTTTATTAACAGCTAATGGAACTGGAATAAATTCATACCAGTGGCACAAAAGCTCCACAAGTGGCTTTACGCCAAGCTCATCCACAGAAATATTAAATGCAACAGGCCAGCAGTTTGATGCAGAATCGTCAGCTACAGGAACTTTTTATTATATATGTAGAGTCAACGACGCTACTAATTCAGCACAACATCCAGTTGCATATTCAAATAGAAACCAAATAACAGGTTTAAAATTTAAATCAGGATCAACAGCAGATGTAAATGCTTGTACAGAAACAACTACAAAAAATGTATTTGTAAAACCTGCTAATGGAACTTTATTAACAGCAACAGAATTCTTTTCTGATGTACAGGGTAATAAATCTAATTTACAAGGGACATATTCAGATGGCTCTAAATATAGATTTGTAAGCTCAACAGGTTTGCCAGACCCTGCAGTTAACTGTGGGACTGGAGGTAGCGGAGGCGACGGGAATGGCGGAAGTACAGCTACAACACAAAGAATAAAAGTAAAAGACTGTAGAAATTTATTATCTGACAAAGTAATTGAAGTTACGTTGGGTACAGGACAAAGTACTTTATCGGTTGGTAATGTAATATCATTTACCAATAATATAACTATTGGCAGCACCACATATCAGTATTTTCACGTAACAAATGCAGGAACTACAGCAGCAGTAGATTACACTAAAACTTTATCGAGCACGCATACTAGTTGTTTAGCTGTTGATCCACCTACAATAGATTTAACAGGGGATGTAATTGTTTTTGCTGGTGCAGATATTGATTTAAATGCACAACCTCAATTTACTCCTCAAGGAGCATCATTTACTTATGTATATAAGAAAAGTACAGATGGAGGAGCAAACTATTCAACTCTTCAAACTACAACAAACGCTAATATTACAGATACTGCTCCTACAACTGCTCAAACAATTAAATATACTGTTGGAATACAAGGTACAAGTATCATATCAGCGCCTCCTAAAGAGGTAAGTATTTTGTTATATTATCAGCATGATTTAAAATACGCAAACACAAGTTCGAATAGCGATACAGCATGTACATCAAGCAGTGAGCAAACTGTTTTTGCTAATATAAATTATATTTCTGGAGCAATAACCCAGCTGTACAAAACATCAGCAGGTAGCACTTCTGGATTTGCAGCAGGTACGTATTCAGACGGAAGTATTCATGGTTATTTTAATGCTAGTGGGGTATTACAAGGAAACTGGGCACAGTGCCCTAATCCTGCTGGAACTATTGAAATTCAATATAACGGTAGTGGTAGTGATGTTACAGGAGTAAACCCGTTTGGTACTGTTTATTTGCAATTTCAAAATAACGGTATTACAAATATAACTGGCTATAGCTGGACTAAACAAAGTGTGCAAGTCGCTACCACTAGTGACCATGGTGCTGTTTTAACCAGCACTGAAAGAAATGCAACAACATCAGGAGTAACCACTACGAAAAGATACGGGCTTACAGTACAAGGCACTGGGCCTGATGGAAATACCGGATCTTTCACAGATATAATTGATATTAGTTGGACAGGTGCTCATCAATTAGTAGAGGTGAGACCTTGTTTAGGTTCCAATATATTGAGACAAGCAAAAATAACTAATTCAAGTGGGTGGCCTCCAAACACAGTTCTTAATTTAACGGGAGGTGGTAGTATTATTCCAGACGGCTGTTGGTTAATTACAAACGTTAGTCCGTCGTGGAGTGACGGTCAACAAGACACTTCAGTTCAAGTTGTAATGGATGACCCTGACGCAATATCACCTTTTAATTATTCTGCTGATTGTTGTGCTTGTAGTAGTTGTACGGTAGCAATATCAGGGAACACAACAGGAACTACAGGAACAAATGTGGCGCTGCAGGTTGCATCAAGTGATATAGTTGGTTTTAATGTAAACACAAGTGGTAATCAATACAAATGGTATAGAAGAGAAAGCACAAGCGCAGCATGGGTTGAATTAACTTCTAATGCAAATCAAAGTAGCATACAGGTTAATGAAAATGTAGCAGCCCCTATGTACTACAAAGTAGCTGTATATGGTTCAAACAGATCAACAGCAAGCGTTGTTAAAGAAGATGAACATACTATTACATGGTCTACGCCTGCTCAACCCGTAGCAAGAACATATGGAGTAAAAGTATTAAGCAGTAATTGTGATGGAAGTACAACAGGAACAACGTCTTATGTCAACCATACAAGTATATCTGCTTTATCAGTAGGGATGGTATTAACTAAAGGAGGCGACACAACTAATTGCTGGTCTGTAACAGATAACGCTGTAACTTACACTACTGGTAACCCTGGAATAATAATACAACCTAGTTGTACTCAATGTTACAATTTATTAAATCAGGATTGTAGTATGACAATGTCCGCAGGTAGTGTATATAATGTTGCTAACGGTACAGCTGTGTTTACGGCGGCAATAGGGTCAAGTGCTGCTGCAACAGATACTATATCATTAGTTGCAACTGATAGTAGTACAGTATCTCCTACTAGCACAACAGTAAGTGCTTTAGAGGCAGGATTGACTGTGACTATAGGGCAAGGAAAAACATTAAAAGCAACATTAACATCAGGTACTTGTTCTACACTTTCTCCTCCCACTTCAGCAACAGCAGTATCACCTACATCAAACTGTAATCTAGTAACATTATATTACACCACTG